GATACCACCACCGGTGGTGTTCGGTTGCGCAGTCGTTGCTTCGGACAGTATGGCCATCAGCGGCCCCCTCTCATCAAGAATTGCAGCAGCGCAGGAAAGAGTCCCGCGCCGATCGCCCGCGCCGGATTACCGCCGCCTCCCGCCGCCCCCGAGGTGCCATCGGCATTGAACAAGGTGCGGGTGAGCGCGTTGAACGCACTGGTGCCGCCGGACCCCAAACCCCCTGCGCCGAATCCGCCCGCCGCGCCGCCCACCGCGCCGATGGCCGCGCCCCCGCCCATGGTCATCAGCGAGGCGATGATTATCGGGAGCATGTCACCGAACTTATCCCAACCTCCCGTTCCAACGTTTGTATTTGTTTGAGCAGTGAGAAACCCGCGTAATGGGTCAAAACCAAATTCTCCGGTATTATGTCCCGTTTCCGAACTGTGATTGAATAATGGCTGTGCCACTAATCCAGTGGGAATACCTTTGTCCGGTATCCAGACTTGAGAATCTGGGATGCCTTCGCCGCCCCCTTCTATTCGCTGCCAATGCCCAGCCGATCCACCAGGCGCACTTTGGTATGCCTGATTGATCTGATTGGTGGTCAATCCCTGCTTGAAGAAGTTGTAAAGCTGGCGTCCTTGATTGCCCTCGCCCAACTCTTGGTAGTAGCTCCCGAGGTTGCCACCCTGCCCACCGGTATCGAGCTTCGTATAGTCAATTGAGCCATCGGGATTGGTTGGAATCCGGTTCGTATTAAACGTTTTCGGATCATTCGGGTTGCCGCCGAGTCCAGTCAACCAAGTATTGGCATTTTGCTTGAATTGATCGGTCGCTAATTGCTGCATCCAAGCGAAGAAAGCCGGATCGTTTGGAACCGTGCCGTCGGTCATCCACGAAGCGCTGAGTGCCATCAGGATTCTCCCTCGCTCGCGGTCAGCTCGAGCTCCAGCCAGCGGCACTCGAAGGAATCGGTCTGCGTCTGCCGAAACGCCCGCCGACGCGACGAGCCGCCGCGGTTCAACATCGGCCGCGGCGAAAACAGGTTGAAGGTGCCCCAGGTCTGCCACGTCTGGTAGTCGTCGTCCGACACGTCCAACGTCGCGCTCGAGAGGTTCTGATCCACCACCGCACACGCCTGCCCCCAGAACTTGCGCACCAGGCTGCCGTCGTCGATCAATGTCGTCTGCGATCGCAGTTTGAACTCCGTGCCGCCGTCGTCGAAGGTTTCGAACGACGCGCGATAGACCTGACCGCCAAAAGTGCTGCGTCCGAACCACAGATCACCGCCGGCAAAGAACTCGGTCAGGGCGATGGAATAGGGCATCGATTGATCGCCCTCGACATTCGATGACCACGGTCCCCACTCACCGGTGTCCATGTCGTAGCAAATCGCCATCGTGTTGAGGAATTGGAGCACATAGAAGGTGTGCCCCTCCATCCCCGTCACCCACGCATTGATCTGCGAGTTGATGTTGTTGTTGATGACCTTGTCGACCCATTTGGTGCTCACTCGCTTGGGGTTGAGACCATCGAAGACGTACACCCCCGGATTGCGCTCCTTGGTCTGTCCCACCCAGATCAGCGTGTTCTTGGCCGATTGCAGGGTGGAGGCGAAGGAGCAGCCGATCTTGATGTTGGTCGACTGGTATGGGGATAGGGCAATCCCAGGGGCCGGATTGCCGGCATCGTAGTAGAACTGGGTGGTGTACTGGCCAAAGGCCACCAAGTAGTTGAGGTACTTGGCGATCGCCACACCTGGATCGTCCTCATAATCAGCGACGATAAATTGCAGACTTGGCCAGTGCAGCGGATCCTCAAGCGCACAGGCGCGAATGGTCCCATCGGGTTCCATCACATAGGCAAAGGAGTTGAGTACCACCAGTCCCGGCACCGTCTGCGACGGGTAATTGGTGTCGGTGACCTTGGTGAGCGAGCCGGATTGCAGCACCCAGAAGTTCGACTGATTCTTGATCAGCAACTGCTTGCCGTTCAAGAAGGTGTTGAACTGATACGGCTGCGCAGCAACGTCGGGGGAAAACGCATTGGTCGCTGGCAGCGGCTTGTCGAGATTGCCGTACCACACCTGCTGCAAGTCGCCTGGATCGCCCCCCAGGAGCCACATGGTGGCGTAGCGGTACTGACTGAGCGAGGTCGGCGTGGCGAAGTTGATGGCTTCGGCACCACCGCGCGGCGTGAAGCCCGGTGCGCTCGTCACCAGCGTCCAACTGCTGCCGTCGCCGCTCCATACGTCCGAGACGATGGTGCCGCCGGCATCCCCGCCAATGAGCCACATCTTGCCGTCGTAGATGGTGTAGGCCATCAACGCCTTGCCGGTCGGAAAGACTGGCGCGGTCACCGTCCAAGTCTGTCCGTCGGGCGAGGAATTCACATCATTGATGGTGGTAGTTCCGGCGACGTCGGCATAGCCGCCGATGATCCACAACTTGTTGTTGAAGTAGAACATGGCGCCCAGTTGCCGCGGGGTGCCGGTCGCCGCTGCCGTGAGTTCAGTCCAAGTGGCGCCGTCGCTTGAGAACCAGACGTCATCAAGGAGATTGCCGCTGCCGTCCTCGCCGCCGTAGACGTACATGCCGTTGTTGCCGACCACCAGCATGAAGTTGAGCCGCGCACTCCATTGCGCCGCCGCCGTCACTTCAGTCCAGTTGGCCCCATCGGGCGAACTCCACACATCGTTATGCACTACGGACGCACCGCCCGTCCCGCCCATCACCCAGAGCAATCCATTGAACGAGCAGGCGCGATGCCCTTGCAAATGGCCGAACGGTGCTGCGCTCGCGTTCTGCGACCAGTTCACCATGTCGCTTGAGTAGGAAATGTCGGCCTTGATCTGGGCCCCTTCGCCGCCGATCACAAACACCCGATTGCCAAATACGGTCGCCGTGAAGAACGCCCGCCCGTACCACGCCGGCACGCTGCCTTGGGTCCAGGCGTCACCCAGCGTGCCGACGTCGATCACCCCGCCCGTGCGATAGAGCGTGTCGCTATAGACGCCGTAGACCAGCCCGTTGTAGAAGGTGCCGCCCTGCGGGTCGGTACCGGTGCCGAAATCGTTGTTTAGGATGGTGCCGGGACGCTTGAGCACATACAGCCGCTCGCCCTGCTTGTCGATGCAGCCGTTCTCCAGGAACGAGTCAATCTGGCCCAGCGTTCCGTCGCGCGACATGAACGATTGAGCGTAAGGAAGACGCGGCTTGCCCATCAGCGCATCCTCATCTGCCCCATGCGCCAATCGGGCTGGAAGGAAACCGGAGCCTGCTCGGTCGCACCCCAATCGGCGATCATCTCGAGTTTCATCGCCGCCTCTTTCTTCAGCCGCTGGATGCGCGGCTCAGGAATCTCGTAGGCATCGGCCATCGCCGCCCCGAGGCTCAAGGTGAGGCAGTGATACCACTCCAGCGGCAGGTCGAAGGAATCGCTGTTGCTGACGATGTCCTGGATCGGTCGCTGCACGTCGAGGAACAGCGTGCGCGTCATGTCGGGTGGCGCCTGCCACACATACAGCACGCCGTTGGCATTGGCAGGGTTGTAGGCCGCGAAGGGCGACGGTGCCATCTGCGGGTCGTAGTAGAACGAGGTCGGTGTCGCCACGCTGCCCTTGTAACTCATCTGCTCGTACTCTTTGCGTGACAGCATGGTGGCGATGATGTCGTTGGGCGATTGCACCCCGCAGGTCACGCGGAAGAACGAGGTATCGAACGCACGCAACGGGCGATAGGTAACAACGTTGCCCGTGGGACCGATGGTGTAGATGTACTGGTTGGTGACGAGCGGGATCTGGATCGTGTCACGGCACCACAACAGCGCCCCTTGGATCGCCCACTCTTTGATGAGCATGTTGAGCTTCAGATTGCCCTTGGTGAGGTCGCCCGCAGTCGGCGAGGCGCCGTCCATGATGACGCGCAAGTCCTGCAGCGCATCGGTGATGATCTGGGTGCCGGTGACCGTAATGGTGTTGATGGTGCCTGATGTGGTTGCCATGTCAGCCGATCCATTCAATGAGGCAATAGCCGCCCGCGCCATTGCCGCCGTTGGGATACGGTGGTGTAGGCGAGCCGATCCCGCCTGCGCCCCCACCGCCCGCGCCATACGCTGTCGTCGCGGCCGAAGTGCCGTTGGTCTGATGAATCGCCCCGTTGCCCCCGTTGCCCCACGGCGACGCCGCCCCACCACCGCCAATACGGCTACCTGATGCGCCGGGAGAGCCACCCACAAAGCCGTTGATTGAGTTGCCGCCGGCGCCGGCGGTCGTCCCCAACGTATCACTGCCACCGCCACCCGATGAGCCGCCCACGAAGCGCCGCGGTTTGTAGGTGCCCGTGGCCCCGCTCAAGCCGCGGCCCCCACCGATCGCACCTTCGATACCGCCGCCGTTGCCGCCTGCCAAGTGCAGGTTGTCGCCAATCGACGAGGCTCCCTTGCCACCGCGCACCGTGATCGGGCCGAAGGTCGAATCGCCCCCGTCCTTGCCATCCGCCCGGCTGTCATTGAAGCCACCCGTGCCCCCAGCCCCCGCCGCACCGATGGTCACCGCCACTGTGCCGCCACTGGTCACCTTCACCCCTTGATGAATGACGTATTCGCCGCCCCCGCCGCCGCCTTGACCATTGGCATTGGCGACCGGTCGGATGCCCGCTCCACCCCCGCCTGCCGCAACCAAGGTCACGAAGACGCTCGTCACCGATGTCGGCACATTGAATGTACCGCTCACGGTTAAAACGGCGGACTTGGTGAAACTCATGTACCGACCCACTGCACAAGGACGTAGCCTGGTGCACCCGTTCCACCGTTAGCCGAACTGCCGCTCAAGCCGCCGGCACCGCCCCCGGCGGCACCATAAGATGCGGCACTGGCATCGCTGCCCGCCACACCACCGGCGCCTCCCGCCGCACCGGCACCGTAGATCGTCGCCGCACCACCACCGCCACCACCCTGCGATGACGCCGCCGATCCGCCTACGCCGCCGCTGTTCGGTCCGCAGCCCGCACCGTTGGCCCCTGGTGCTGAACCTGATGTCCCTCCACCGCCACCGGAACCGCCACCGAAGTAGGTCGGCGCTTCGGCAGCCCCTTGATTGCCAGCCACCGATGAACTCGCCCCACCACCGCTTCCACCACCGGCCCCACTGGCCGAACTCGATCCTCCCGAGCCCCCACCCCCACCTTTGGCAAC